GGGTAAATTTTTTTCCTAAAATTTTTAGAGTCACTGAAGAACAGTACCATTTCTGGTACGTCCCACATGAAGTTTGTCTTGATCTTGCTCAGCTCACGCTGTACATTAGATAGTGCCTCTGAAAACTTACTAACAACCAAGATGACATCATCTCCGAAGTCAATCTCATCTTCAGCTCCGGCGCAAGACTTGTAAACGATATAGTCGGCGTCAATGAGTAGTTTCATCAATGGACCTCCGACCAGTCCCTCCCTTGCTTAGCTTCTGCTGCGATTGGGAGGCGTAGTGAATAGTACTCTCCAGCCGCTTGAGCGCTTTGTACCAGGGATGCTGATACCGCGTCTGCGTCCACTGGGTCGCACTCGAATTGTAATTCGTCATGTATAAAAGCGAGCTGTGAACAACACAACTCTTTGGTTTTTTCGTGATTGATTGCCATCCAACGCTTTGCGATCACACCAGCTCCTGACTGGAGCAGGTAGTTCAAAGCTTTGTGAGGGCTGTCAACGGCAATCTTTCGTTTGTCTATCGATCGAACAAAGCCCTTCTCAGACGCCGCTTTGATTGCCGCAAGAAGTTCCGCAAGTCCATCAATAGCAGAAACAAACGCCTGCCTGATCTCCTTACCGTGTAGTTTCGCATTGCGATCATTTAAGGAAGAGTCAAAGGAATGTCCGATTTTGGCGTCACCTGCACCGTAGAGGAAGGCGTAAGTGACTGTTTTAACTTGGCGGCGGCTGATTCCAATTCGGTCTGCGTTGACTTGATGGATGTCTCCGTTGAGAAGTACATCCGCATAACGTCCGTCATCATACCGGGCCAAATAATGCGCGAGCATACGTAGCTCAATCCCACTAAGATCAGCACCCACCATAACTTGACCAGGGGATGCTTGGAATAGTTTTCTGAATTCTGGGTCACTTTTTACCTGCCCGAGGTTTGGTTTACGGTGTGCACATCTGTGCGTGTTTGTAGCTACTGAGCAGTGATGATGAATACGATTAGCACTCGTACATAGCTTCAGCCATGCGTTCGTGCCTTCCGAGATCATCCCCAAGCTCTTCGTAATATCGAGACACTTCAGAAAATCCATCGCAATCGGTGTCCCAATATCCTTGAGAATCACTTCGTCGATGATGGGCTTCCCAGTAGGTGTCAGTTCCTTCGGCTTCCAGCCATGAAATGTTTGCAGGATCCATGAAATATGGTCTCGTGAAGTAGGATTTAGTTCCTTGAGCTTTGTAAATGAGCATCCTTCAATGTATCCAGATGTTTTGTTATTTCGTTTAGGAGTGAATTCCGATCCGAAGACGTAAGGGTGCCTGTCGCGTAGTAACTGATAAGTTTCTTCAAGTTCTGTTCTGAGAGAAGATGCAAGTTTCCATGCAGCCTCTGTGTCAAAATACCATCCATGAAGTTCTTGTTGGGTGAGTATCTGTGCAACTTGGTGTTCTAGCGCGACCCACTCAGGTATGGGTGGAAGTGATCGCATAGTTTTTTAGTTACGTTAACATCTTGTATGCAATAGTCTTGCATTTCTTGTGACCATTCAGACCAGTCGGCATCTTTACCGAACTCACCCTTGTACTCACCCAGTCGGTGACCGTAAGCCTCAAGTGAATGACGTCCGTACAGTTGTAACGGCATATTCTTCCACTTGTGCTTCATGTCTGTGTCACGTAAGTCCGTGTGATACAAGCGTGAGAGGAGCAACGTGTCTACAACCAAGGCGGTTGGTGTGAACCACGGGTAAATCTTGCGAAGACAGGGGATGTCATACCCGATGATGTTGTGCCCCGCGATGACCTCAGCGTCTTCCAGACGTTGAACGCCGCGTGTAATCGGCTCAGCATTGCCTTCGTCATTGTAAACGAGCGTCTCGTCAGTCTCCGAATCGTAGATGACAAGACAGTGGATCCGGCTAACATCATTTAGAAGTCCGTTGCTCTCCAGGTCGAATACCAGCATGTTTCCAATGGTAAGTTTTGTCTACAAATTGTGCACGCTTTACCATCTCAGGCGTGGGAGGATTGGGTTTAGAAATCGGTTGTTGGATCGAACTCTGCTTCTGGTTGTGATTCATTGAATTTACAGGTGGAAAGATCGTAGGTCAGTTGGCAGGCAACACCAACCTCGCCAGAATATCGATTTTTAAGGACTCGCACAGTTGTAGAGCTTGATTGGCATCCACTCTGCTGATCTCGCTCGAGCGCAATGCACGCATCGCTGAGTTGAGCAATAGAAGCGGATCCTCGTAGCTGTCCAAGTGTGACGCGTGCTCCCTCTTCATGGTTGACATCAGATGTAGTTCTCCGTAGATGTGATACAAGAAACAATGAAATACCAGTGCGTTCTACAAGAGATCGCAGCTTGGTCATGGTGGTATCGATCATCTTCCGCTCGTCGCCGTCAAGGCCGCTGAGCAGGATAGACAAGTGATCAAGGAAAACAACACGGGTCTCAAGACCAGATGCCATGTACTCGATCCGTTCGTAGATGTGGTCCGGGTCGTACGATCCAAAGCCATCAAAAAGGTGGAGATTCCACGTTGCGATAGTTTTGTCGAACGCATCGACTAGCTCAGATCGATCATGCTCTCCAAGGTGGAGGCTTCGTCCGACTGCTGCTGACATAAGTCCGAGAGCTGTACGACGGTTGGATTCTTCGAGAGCCAGGTAACCGACCCGTTCTCCTTTGTTAAGAAGGTTAGTTGCAAGGTCACGACAGAAGGACGATTTTCCAATGCCACTTCCTGCAGTAATCGTAACAAGCTCTCCGTACCGGATCCCGTGAAGCTTTGATTGTAGTCCTTGAAAGGGGTAGTCATGATCTGATGGTGGAGACGGAGTTGTAACAACATCGAGCAATGTTTTTGCATCGACGATGCCGTCAGGTTTGTACTGAGTGTGTTCGTAGTTACATACAGCTCGGATAGCCTCGCTGTCGTTAGCCTGTAAAGCGTCTGAGGCGTCCTTGTAGTCCTCTAGAAAGCCGATGAACACCTTGCCAGGTGGTAACACACCGGCGGCGTCTTGCGCGGCCTTCTGGCCGGCTTCATCGTTATCAAAGAAAAGGACGATTTTGTCGTAGTAATTGATCCATTCATAGTTATGTTGGATCGCTTTCTTTGCAGCAGGTGCACCGTTCGGGATGGAGACCACGTCCCAGTTGGGCTGTGCCTCCCAGATGGACAATGCATCCATCTCACCCTCGCAGATTACTAGCTTCTGCTCTTTTTTCGTTGTCTTGTGTCGGAAGTTTTGCATTCCGAACAGGGTTTTTACCTCACCCTCACAACGAAACTCTTTGTCTTTGGTCTTGATCTTTGCGCCAAGTAGTGAGCCAGAGCTGTTGTAGTAATGGAAGCGTAGTTGTTCTCCGTCCTTATAGGCTTTGAACAACTCACAGGTTCGTTCTGAGATCCGTCGCTTCTGCAGCCTTCCGGCTGAGCCTTGTAGGTGGACATCTCGCATGTGATGATTGTGGAAACTTTCGGTGCCATCACCTGGTGTATGAGTGTAGCACCTGAAACAGAAAATGTGGCCGTCGTCGTACAGGCTAGCTGCATCCGACGACCCGCAGTGTGGACAGGCCATGTGCCTGACAAACTCACTGGTCATAGGAGCCAGTTCAATGGGATATTTGCAAACGAGCACCAAGGTATGTCGAGTTTCTCGCAGTACTTGGCGTAGGTCGTTTTACTTTTTTTAGAGATAGTGTTGTAGGGTGCCTGAAAGACCATGCGCAGATCAAGGTCAGGATGTTGAGTCTTGACTGCTTTGATCTTACGCCGGTCTGCAGAGTCCCAGTAACCTTTGCACTCCAGGTACACACCGTTCGGAAGAATAAAATCCGGGCTGTACTTGTGTTCGATTACATAGGAGATCTTTTCGGTTTCGTATTCATACTTGACACCCAGCTCGACGAGAAGATCAGCAACCTTCTCTTCGAGTCGGGATCGGAAAGCCATCAGTCGTCCAGATGTTTTTCGATGATAGCTTCCACCACTTCAGTTACAGCACGCTGCATTTCATACTTGAAGTCGTTCTTGTCAGCCTTGTAGCGGGTGACGCAGATGGGAGGGAGCTGGATGTCCAGCGTACCTTTGTACACACCTGTCACCTCGTCCTTGGCTACGGTGAATTGGAAATCAGAAGTCGTCATCGGGCTCTCCTGCTTCGTTAGAAACGTTAGGGTCACCGACCTTGAAGCCTTCGGTCTTGCCGAACAGCTCAGCCACGTCAGCTTCGTCCATGTCACCGGTGTCAACACCAGCAGAGGATGCAAGCGAGATGACCTGTACGGCCTTGAGCTTCAGGCTAGTGCCGTAGGTGACGCCATCCTTCAGGATGTAGGGCTTCTGGAAGAAAGCCAGCTTCACCTTGGAGCCACTGTACAGCGGTGTGCTTTCGTCAGTGATCAGCGTGCCTTCGGTGTCTACCACAGGCGGCTTGGTGTCGTCATTCCAGGTGAACTTGACCTGGTACTTGCCCTCAGCTACTTCCTCCCAGGGCTCAGGCTTCATGACCGAACGTTTGGGATTCTTGAGCTTGGACTCAGCCCACTTCAGGGACTCAGTGCGGTCAGCCTCCAGCTGATCCACGACCTCTTGACCGACCACAGCCATGAGCTTGTAGCCGAACTTACCGGGTTGCAGTACAGCCTGATAACCTTCAAGGACAACGGGCTGTTCAGTTTTGATGATGGTGCGTGCCATTTAGCAGAAGAAATAGGTGGATTCGATAACCGATGCGGGTTCTAAGTCGTCAATCATCGGTGGGTCAGTCTCTGCGCCAATCTGTTGCGCAAAGGATGTCAGGTAGTCATGCTCCGCAAAGAGGTGCATGTATGTTTCACGAACAATGGCTGAAAGTACAGACATGTCAGTAGCACGACATAGAACCGAGTCGTGTATGAGGGAAATCGGAGCGTCGAAGCGTAGTGCAGATAGGTGCAGGAGTGATGCATCAAGGGAGTGAATAAGATTTGGCGCTGTCGCGTTCTTGTGGTGGTTCTTATCTACCTTGTCGCTATCACCTGTTGAGACCTTGATCTTACACCGACCGAGTAACTGAAGCTCAATAGTTTGTACTTCAGGTTTCATCAGCCGTTGTGTGACACTGAACCCAGATGGTGTGACCCATGTAAGCTCATTCAGACCACGGTCAATAGCATTACCGACCTCTGACTCAATCCAAGACATCACAGCCATGGGTCCAGGCACAATGCGATCCATTGCAGCCCGTACGGCTTTGACAGTCTCAGTCAAGTCATCTTTTTCAACTTCGACACCCTTTTCCTTCAATGCCTCACGTATGTATCCACGATTGGAGAACGGTTTAGCATTGTAAGGTACGGTCATCACTACTCTTTTGACAGTTTTTCTGTCCATGTGAGGCTTGACCGTTGCTGGTACATGAGGTGCAGCCGCTTCTGCGACAACCTTGTACGCATCCTGAGGTTTATCAGAAGGCAATACGTTAACCAGCTTAGCAGTGGACGCATCCCTGGCAAGACCTGCCAGGATCTGAAGACCACTACATGTAGCGTCTGTAGCTACAGGCAGAGATGTGTGTTGTCTCGTACATGCTATCACACATGCATGATACTCCTCACATGCTGCCAGGAACTGCCACGGTTCATCTGCGACCTCCCACTCTGGAAGGTTACCGATGGGATCTGTTGCGACCTTGCTGATGATTGTGACGTTGTCACGTACCCAGGCTAGTCGTTCAGACATGGGAGCCTTGTCAAGTCCATACGTTGTAGCAACTTGGAAGGCTAACCAATCCTCAGCTTCAGGTGTCATAAACGACATCTCATGAAACTTAAGGAGTGACTTACCAAAATCTGTGTCTTGAGGTGTCAAGAACGCAGGGATAGGGTAAGCACGTCCACGATAATCAAACGACCACGGAATGTAGAACTTCTCGTATTGTTTGAATATCTTCACTGCGTTCATGGTCATACGTGTACGACATGACTTCTGAAACGCATTTGCATTGATGTTACATACCTCAGCAGCTCTGCGACGGTAGTCCTTGCGTGACTCTGCATTATCTGCAATGTCAACAGGCTTGGGTGGGAGAGGTACTTCTACGACAGGGATGAACTTACCAACCTCAATACCACGTTCTTGAAATGTTTCTGCAACATTTACGATGAACGTGTTGAGGGTGTATCCAACCTTCTGAATCTTGTTCAGAAAGTCCATTGGAGTTTCTCCCTGTATACGGGTGGGATCGCCACGCCGTACCATGTCATGACCACGCATGACCTCGTTAAGCAAGTAACCACCAGGGATCTCGTTAGTCCAGTCGTTTGGTTCAATCAGCATCGGCCAAGCCAGTGGACTGAACAACTCAGCGTTGGCTACCACCTCGTCCCTGATCTCCATGAACTCAGGAGTTGGCACGATGTAGTTGTGTGTCTTACGACCCTCACGTCTGGTTTCACGCATGAACCAGTGACTTGCTTCTACAACACAGTCAATGAGCCAGCCACCTAGTCGAACTCGGTTAGCTCTACCCCAACATTGCCAATGAGGTACATCGTATCGGTTCATCAATGTAGTGATGACCTTGACCTTTTGATGCGTACCTATTGACTTGTGAAAGTAGTTCTCTTTGATTGTATGCAGCAAACCAGGCACGCTACGTTCATAGTAACGCATCATGCACTCGTTCTCTAGTCCTTGACCAACAGCATCAGCTACATTTTGTAGGATACTGCTGCCTTTCTTTGGACTGAAGATCTTATCAAAGCATACTTTTGAGGTAATAGCTGCTGCTGCTTCAGGCTCAATGTCCATAAGATAGCGTTGTATCTCTTTGAAGTTAGCACCAGTCTTACCTTCTTTTATCCTGTTGTTAGTTGCTTGAATACGTGCAACCACAAGAGGGATAAGCTGCTCAATAGAAGCCACGCCGTACACACTAGCTGATGCGTACTCTTTGTCTTCAAGGTTAGCTGTGTTGTCACGTAGTTGCTTGAGTCCTTGACGTATCTGTTCACGTTCAAGATCAACTTGTTCTTTGATTTCTGCTGGTGTAGGCAATCACTCCTCGTATGTGGTGGTCAGGTCATCGATCACCTGCTCGTGCATGAGCTGGATGATCTCATCCTTGTATGGATGCATGTTGATCTCGTCAATCAAAGTGTCGAGACGGAAGTTGAAGGTGGCGTCATTCATCGTCGTCAGGTCCTACGTAGTGAAGTGCGTCGTGTGTACATACAATGAACTCATGTGTTTGTTCGTCCATGAGTTTGAGTATCTTCTGTTCGGCGGCATGTTGCCGCTTGTAGATGTACTCTTTGGTCTTGAAGTTCTTGAGGTTAGTGGTGCGGATGATACACGCTACATCAGCAGGTAACTCCCAGCCAGCAACCTTCCACTCCATGATCTCCTCAAAGGTGTGAGGATGGAACGCCTCATCAGGTGCGTCCTTGAACATCTTCCAGTTGTTCGGGTGGTAGGGTTTCTTACCATTCATGAGTTCTAAATACGTTGACGAGTGTAACTTTGCGATCCATGGACAACTCTAAGGCATCCCATGCGGCTTCCTCAGCGTTGGCGGCGAGTATGTACATGCTCTCGCCACTAGATAGCCATACCTCATACTCATGTAGTCTTGGGCTTTGCCGTGCGACGGCGAGCTGGTCTTGGTTTGGGTTTTGCATTAGGCTCCATGCTAACGTAAACATCTCGTTTAGCCAGTTCTTTGTAGATAGAATCCCAGCGATGGTCCTTGTCTCCGTAGTAGTGTAGCCAACAAAGAATGGCGTTCTTGATAAAGAAGTTGTCGTCTAGTGATTTACTTTTTTCCATAGTATTTAGATGTGATTCGGTTAGAGCGCTGCCAGATGATAGCAGTGCTGAACAATCCTACCATACCGATGATGGCATAGATGATGTTAGATTCAGACCAGATCATTTGCAATAAGATGAGTCAATTTGGCAGAGTTGGTCCATGCGTTTGTCTTGCATGTCCTTGAGGTTATCCATGGCTGTTAGGCCGATGTGCAGCCCCAGCAAAACGATGATTGTGACGAATGTGATTCTCATTTAGTTTCCTCCGGATACTAGTTGTGCTTCCTTTGCTTCTGCTTTGGCAACAAGTTTGTCACCGTATTTGTCTTGGTCCTTGTTAAGAACAGAGATACGTTCAGTCAATGCATCATATTGTGCGGCAAGGTTTGCAACCTTGATACACTTTTCGATCATGACCTTCTCGATCTCCTCACCTGCATTGTGGTATGTCCAGAACCAGGACTCACCGTCATCGCCGGTGGTATCTTCGAGAACCTTGTCCACGTCAGGCTCGACAGACTCGAAGTCCCATGACTTGCGACGTGTGATGTCAAGCGCAGCCTGGAGGTTCACGATCTTGCGCAGCTCCATGCATTGCTTGCTGTTGGTACGGTTACGCTCTTGCACTGCGTCCCTGATCTTGTCCGTGAAGGCACGGTACTTGGGATCAGCTTGCTTGAGAGCGTGACGTTGTTGGAAGTCCATGATGATACGTAGCCCCGCTCAGTGCGTGGGCAATACCTGGGCAAGGGTTCGCACCTTGCCACCCGCTTGAACGGATCAGGAAGCGAGAGCGACCTGGCGCATCTCTTCTACCATGTCTTGAGCCTGGCACCACAGCTCAACAACCGACCAGACCAGGCGGTTCTTGAGAGTGTCGATGCAATCGTCATCATGGCACACGTCCTTGATGCTGATGTCACAGTCTGCCAGGTAATCCAAGATGTCTTGCTCGTGCTCATCATAGAAGGCACAAGTCTCGCTGTAGTAGATGAAACCAGAGACACCAGCGGAGCAGCCGTAGTTGGCTACGTCCCTGATCTCGTCGATGTCATCGAAGCGTGCAGTCAACGCGGAGTGCATGGACATGATGATGTGTTACGCAATGTGTACATGAAGGGCGTTGAGCCCAGGCTCATGCCAGGCATTGCACCTGGCAGCGGGCTATGATCCCGTGAGCTGTGCCTGTCAGGCAGGCTGACAACCAGGATACTCGACCACAGAGTAGCTGGTACGTGCAGCGTCAACGCAGTTGTGGTTGACCCAGAAACCCAGGCTCATGTTGGGATTGTTCATGAGGCTGAGGATAGCACGACGGGACACGTTCTTGTACTCGTACATGTGACCACCTTTGAAGGACACATAGGCTACGCCACGCAGCAGGTCAACGTTGACGAACTGGCAAGCGTCAGAGGTACGGATAGCAGTGTAGTTGAACATGAAATGTTAAAGCAAGTGAACAATGGCTGCGTCCATGAATGGAGCAGCAAAGCCTGGTCAGGGACTCGAACCCTGGTGCACGCCGGTGCATGTCAGACACCCATGAGCATACTTGTATGCCGCCTGTGGGTCGGCGGCGACGGTGTAACCGTCACACAATGTAACATCCAGGCCGGCCAACTGGTCAAGCACCTCCTGGGTCTACCTCATGGCCGACAGTTAGCTGTGGCTGCCGAGGTCGCAACGACTTATGAAGTTGTCAAGGTTCGGTGGGAGTGACTGATGGTTGAAGATCGAGACTCTCCTCCCCCTTAACAGGGAGAGTCGAGATCAAGACCTTCAAATCAGTCATCTCTTTTTGAGTATAGCCCCTCAGCTCCCCAAATTACGGTGGACAATCGACCAAGCTGCACACCACAGCATCAGATCCCAGTCATACCAAGGCTTATCATCTCTGCTTATCAGTGTCATGCTGACTGATAACCGTAGGTTAAGCCGGCCGACAGATCGCGCAAGATAGAACCGCGCATGTCAGGCGCACGCGGTAGTTAGTTTGCGCCCGTTGAGCCCAGTTTTGCCGGTTTGTGCAGTAAAATACCGGCTCAAACCGACTGGTATCACTGGGTTTTGCAGGGTTTTGCCGCGCACACCCGGCACGGGGGACCTGCGTCCCGGCTACGGCGTATATATGGGTTCACACATTTTTGTCAAAATTTATGACCCGGTATATGACGTAACTAACAGCTACAAGCAGCACAACTATCATCCATATAACGGACCAAACAATCATAATGCTGCGTAAACCTGTGGAAAGCAGTCTTTAATTAAGTCACGACACTGCAATGCAATCTGTTGATGCTCTAATTGCGTGCCGTTTGCGCAGCGTAACTCAGTATAATGCAGCCAAGACCGCAATGTACCGTTCATATACAGCTTTGTAGGTGTGCTAAGGGGCAAGACCTCACGAGCACACTCTTTAGCGACTCCAGCTGCCAGCATCTCTTCATACAGGGCAAATGCCATGCCATATACTTGATCAGCTTTAATTTGAAAGTCTTGTGTTGTATATGGATCAATATCGTCGATACTGTTTTGACGATTGACTGTATCTTGACGACGAACGGCAAGAGAGGTTGGTTTAGCTAGAGCTGTTGCATACCGTTGACTAAATTCTTGAAAGCTGAACGATCTGTGACGTAGGATCTGTGCAGCTATTGATCGTGTAGTAGTTATTTCTACACACATGTTTACCATTTCAAACGGTGACCAATGTTTGTGTTTGATAAGGTATTTAATTAAACGAGCACTGGTCTCAGTGTTGTTTTGATTAGATGGATTAGATACACGTGCCATGTAACTAACAAGGTTATCACCATCAGGTGTTGAGTGAATGAGTTTAACGGAGTGCATACAGTAGTAAAAGTGTTTTAGCTGTGACACAGGTGTATATAATACACATGTCTCTCTGTAATCTGATTTACAGTAGTAAAAGGGCTCCGAAGAGCCCCAATCACAGAGGGTCCACCCTTCCCTCTGTATACGGGTGGGACCGCTCTAAACCCAGGTAGGAACACCGTTTTTGTCGTTGCCTCTAGCCTGTTGTCTTTGCTCCATATTCATACCCAAAACAAGGTGATTAGCGCTTGACTGGGGATCATCTAAAGTTGAACGAAGGAGGTCGTTCCAGTCGTCACGTTTACGTTGGTTTACCGCCTCTTGAGCAGAGATACCCATAGCGTCGGTAAAGTATTTGACACCTTGTGCTAAGGCGTCAATACGGTCATCGTGCCTAACTGCACCTTTTTCCATACACATCCTACTCATCTGGTAGAACAACATGTATGCAAGTCGTTTTTCAGGGGCTTCGTCTTTGTTTGAGTTCCAGTCCCAATCAATAACTGACCTGTCTATAACAAGACGGTGCTGGTTCATAATTGGCTCTAAGGCGTCGATAATACGCTGCTCTTTACGCAGTGTAGCGCGGACTTCCTCAACACCAATAGCTTGTTTTGTTTGAATTAGGT